AGACAGTCTATAGTAAAATCGGTCGACAGCATAAAACCTTAATTCAGGAGTATAGGTATCGAGACCCTCAACAAAATAAAAAAAGTAATTAAGCCTGTTACATCTAATCGCTCTCATTGAAGTAATAGCCCCCCAAGCTTAAGGCCTCATTCAATCACAAATTCTCTCAGTCTATAATAAAACCAGGAGAGTCTTCCAGGACTATAAGCAAAATACAATTTGCCTAATAATCCCTGTAGGTCAACAGGTGGGTCAGTAATAGGTATAGGTATATTCAACGCATTACGTGGGGCCCAATTGTTACAATTAATTATCTTCATCGAAATAACCGTCTTCATTTAGAATGTTATATAACACACTTACCAGTCTATAATAAAACTCGTCAATATTTAATTCAGGTAGATAGATTGGGAGACCCGCGCCATCAGAATAATAAATCCTAAGATAAATCCCAACAGGCATAGGTAGATTTAACTTATTACGTGGGGCCCATTTGCTACTATCAATTATCTTCATAGAAATCGCCCTTAGCGAACAGTGTCAGTGTATAATAAAACATCCCAGCATTATAAACGTAGAAGCTATAGTATAAAGTATCACCGTTTGCTATTGGCGGGTTAGTAATAGGTATAGGTGCATCCCATAGATAATCATTATTGGGCGCCCCATAACGATTATGGGGCGCCCAATAGTTTGGATTAATCTCTTTCATCAGATGCCTCCTCTTTTACTGGACGTAAAACGACTTTTTCTTATAAGCAACCACCTTTAAATACACCTCTAGCAAAGCCTCAATGAGAGACTCTTGTCGAGAGACAAAACAACGTGAAGTCTCGTAAATATTGGGGTTCACAGTAACTGTCACAGTATAACTATTAGGTAATCGTTGAATAACCCAACCATAGCCAAAGCTATCTAGACGCATTTGGAAAAAATATATCAACTTAGCAAGCGACCCCCGATCTAACAAAAAGGGATTAGGACCAGAGGTAGAGATAGAAATCCAATCACCCCAAGATAGTTCGATAAAAAAGGTATTCCGAAAAGTACCCAACCCATACCCACAAATCTGAGGCTCAGACTTGACCCAATCATGCAAAAATTCAGTAAGCATTTATACCCTCCGTATGGACGACAATATGTTGCACCACATACTGTTATTTCAAGACAACTGGAATAACAGTATAACTAATTATTCTTATTATCAATAAGAATAGACTAAGCAAAAGAATACTCGTTAAGATACTTTATATCTAACTAATTAATTAAAATTGTTGAATAATAACGCCCCCATCAAATTTAATTACTGTTGTTCTGTCTTCTAGATAAGTAATAGCAGATGACTCTACATCATCCTCATCCTCATCATCTTCTGGTATAAAGCCGTAATGTTCGGCCGCTTCTAGAGCGCTAGAGTATTCTGAATACTCGCACCGGATAGCGACTCTATCAAACGCGATAGATTCACCAAGGCTATCCTCTAAACCTTCTAGATACCCGACTAAAGCCTCAGCGCCCGACCATGACCAATCAGCATTATCATCCTCTTTGAGTAGCTTGATTGCTTCATCGGTGCTTATATTTTGGTGCATTTTATTTTTTCCTTAAACTAATAATAGCGAATAACCAAAGTATATCTAACAAGTACCGAAAACTAGCCCCCCTGCCAAAGTGTAGGGGGGCCACTAATAATTGATGAAAGATTCTACCTCACAGTAGTTCACCCATTGTTATCAAATAGGTTTCTATAGGCCTGGTATACGGCATCAGGCGCTTCCTCGTCATTGTATTGTTGAGCAGACTTGAATGTAGATAAGAAGCTCAATAGATTAGGGCGGTAGTTAGGAATAATACAATAACCACCCTTAATCCATCTAACACACGCGAGACGGCGGGTGCCATGAAACCAGCAGAAGATCTCGTCGCCAAGGGCCGTACGAGATTGATATGGTTCGCGGAAGTCAGATATACGCCCCCGCAAGTATCTAAGTAAATCGAACATTATGATTTAGTACCTAACTGATTATAGAATTTAAGGATAGAGGGCTCTATATAGCAACTATTACAGAAGGTGGATTGTGTACCTATCAGGCGGAGGCCGCTATAGTGACGTACACGACTAAGAATAGTATAGAGGCCCCCGCTGAGCCAACGTAAATTACTGAGACGAGCCTGTACGTTATTAAGCGTGAGTCCCTGACTACGATGAACAGTGAGGGCATAACCCAGTCTAACGGGTAAGTAGTGACAGCGACCCAATAGTTTGTTAGTGCCGAGCTCTTTATTATCTCGTGTCACGTATTCAATGATAGTCTCCTGACCGGTACGTTCTACTGTTACCAGTATAGTATTAGTCATGAGCTCCTTGACTATAGCGATATCGCCATTGGCGTACGCAGGTAGTCTGTTACGGAGTAGAATAACGCGCGCGCCCTTCCTCAGCTCTACTGATTCGGGTATTTGGCTCCACTCAGGAGCGGCCCTCCCCCCCTTCGGTATAACGTAGTTCTTAGTGTAGAGGCGACTAGGCCCTTCTAGTTGTGCTAGGTGCACGGCGTTATATCTATCTACACTATCATTAGTAGTCAGGATAGTAGTGCCCGCGTAGTTATCATCGATCTGATTGACAAACTCTACATTATCTATGAACCAATCTACTGCTTCGTGAGGCCGCCCTTCTCTTACGCTAGTCAGCGCCTGTATGAAGCCGGGGTCACTCTGACGCCTGACCTCTCGTAAGTACTGTATATCGAAGCTCTGCAGGCAGTCTGTTTGATAGACTGGCGTGCTAGTGACCTTTTTATCTGGTACTAGTGGTAATTGACAGAAGTCCCCCACGAGTAGGAGATTCATATTTATGTTACTCTTTTCCATTACGTGATGAATAATAGTTAGTTGCGGGCCATGTAACATACTGATCTCATCTATGACTAGGGTATCAAATAGATTAGATATAGCCCGTAGCTTAGTGGCCAACGCTCCACTGGAAGCGGAGCGTAATAGACTAGTAGTGTCGAAGAACTGGAGGGCCGCATGAACGGTAGTACCGCCCGCATTAATAGCGCTCACACCAGTACTACTAGTGATGAGAGCCTTACTCAAACTTTGTATGTATGTTGTCTTACCACTCCCTGCCGGACCCAGCAGCATCTGATAGGGGCCGTTGAACGTTATCTGCATCTAATCTCCGTATAGTCCTAATTGTTTTACTCCATCGATTCATCTCGCATTCGAGATAGATAATCAACTCGGCCCGCGCTAACTTCAAATACTTATGACTATGAGGAGTACTAACATCACACCGCTCAATAACTGATAGGTGTCCCTTCCGTCTTACTAGATAGTTACCATAACCTGTTACACTGGCAGGCCTAATAGCACGGGCTACACAGATACTGGCCTTATAATCTGCGCGGCCCTTCTTCAGGTAATTGAGTAATCTACTCTGCTGTGTCATAAAACTTAGACTAGACTGCCTATCATGCGCCACGGCCGCGAGATAATCAGTCACACCTATATAAGAATCGGGGCCCTTATATATAACGTAGTACCACGGTCTATTATCTAGAATTGACATAAATCTTAAGCAATCTCTCTAGTGCTTTCTTCAAGTCTGATACTCTCTGGTAGTTATTAACTATGTCTATATAATGAACGCCCGCCCCATTAAGGCGTGCCAGACGGTCCTTAATCGCCTGATAGTTAACATCACTACTCAGTACCTGCTCAGACGAGCGGCTTATATTGATTACTATACAACATCTATTAATCAATGTAGATAGTATACTCTCTATTACCTCTACCTCCTCCAGGTTGCGTAGGGATAATAGAAGAGTAGGTATACCCTCGCTGATATGGCGCCGTATCTCAGTCCGCATCATACGACTAGAAAAGTAGGGGTCATTCTCTCTCATGAAGTGATAGAGATTAACCATGAACTGATTCATGGTTATATTCATACCATTGGGTGTATACTCCTTGTATTCTGTTGTATCGAGGGCCCCCTCTGGCAATTCATAGTACTTCTCTGTGAAGCGCTTCCACGGAGCTATAGGATGGATCTCCTCAACCCCCAGTAACTCAGATAAACACTTAGAGGCTTCAGTCTTACCTGAGCCACTCAGACCATGAATAATAATAAAGAACATAAGTAGTCATGCAAGGATTGACAATTTTAGAAGTCTCTGTTAGAATTGAAATGCTAGAGTAGCTTGGTAGCTAAAGGCTGAAACGGAGCCTTCAACCGAAAAGGGACTTAATGCAAAAAATACCTTTGTTTTTTGTTTCAAAACTGAAATTTGCGAATCCACCGAACTTGGCAAAGATTGAGTGAGGGAAGGGCGTTTCGTCAGGAGTAGATTTAATTAAGTTTTGCGGGTTCAATTCCCGTCTCTAGTACCTATTAAATTATGCCACCAGTCACGAATTAATAAATTCATTTAATACTCATTGAGTTGCATTTTTAGATTCTTCAGTTTTTCAAGTTTTCTTTCAGTTTGTTTAATTGCTTTAAGTTTCTTTTCTTCAAAGACTTTTTGAGCTTCTGCTTCTGTTAGCACGTACTCTTTTGAGGTAAATCCGTCTAGCATTAACATATTAAATTTACGGGGATTATCCGGGGAAAATACCCCATGGCAGATTTTTTCATTGCACTTTATAATGCCACTTGTCAAAGCGTATTTTGTGACATAAACTGTAATTGTTTCGTCCATTGATTTACTCCTATGGTTATTATTTTTAGTGGGTTAGGCTGGATTTGCACCAGCGTGGAATTACTCTACAGATTTACAGTCTGTCGCCTTCGACTACTCGGCCACTAACCCTTGTTTAGATTTATCTTACCATAATTCTTAATGCCTGTCAATCATGGTTTTTGATTCTTTTGAGATTCTTGCAAATCGAGAAGCTGAAGCATCGCCTCTCTTGCATCTTTACGCGCCATACTACAAGTCCAAAGTCTTTGTTCATTGCGCTTAATAATGATAATTTCTGTATCAGAAACTGAACAAATTAAATCATTTTTCTGTTTTATTAGTTGATTAAGAGATTCTATTCGTTGCTTTTGTTCTAATTCAGAAACTAGTTGAGGTTTTTCTCCGTACTCTTGCGTAGAGAAAACAATGGCTAACATAAAACTTTTTGTTTCTTTAGACTGAAACCGAATAACCTGCCAACTAAATTCACCATCAGGCTCTAATTCTCGATTCCAAATATTTAGAAAGGTTTGTAAATAACCTTCTAATCCTTTTTGAGTTTGATGGTTGTTATTAACATCACTGAAAAGTCCTTGACTCTGTTGAGGATAGTTTTCAACAGGTTCTTCTGACTGACTGTCTTCAATAGAAGAATGAGAATAGCAAGGATTTAACAGTTCTACATAAAACATATTGTGACTCCGATTAATTTTACATATAAAGTTTTAATGTTTATTCATTGCCAAGATACCATTGCTTATCACTAAGAAACCAGAAAAACATTCCTTTGCAAGAATTAGTACAGTCTTTCTCAGATATTAATTCTTGCCATAAACGAAAACATTCAAAAAATTGCTCCCATCCATAAGGAACATCTTCTTTAAGATTAGTCCAAATAATAGATAGATACCT